ATGGCAAACGGGAAGTTTAGTAAACATAGCAAAAGTATTTTGGTCAATATCACCTGCGGCCATTGCAAATAGCTCAACCCTAGTTTGGTTAGGAACCACCCCTGCGGATGCCTTTCATTTATCTATGAATAGCAGTACTGGTGAATATGGTTATCAACCTGGTCAACCAGCGATTTATCATGCAGTCGCTCCGGCTGGAACTGCTGCCGGTGACGTGGGTTTTACAAATGCCGGGGCCAATGTGGGAACTGTAGTAATTGAATTTCATAAAATAGTTAATAATGCTACCGGTGCTGGTTGGGCTGCGTAGTGGCAGCTACTGATAATAGAGCAGGAGAGGTTGGTGGTTCTACCAGTTCTCCTGCTGTTACCGGAGTTATTTCGGCGACTAATAGGGAACCCACCGTATTTGATTATTCACAAAGTAATCAATTTAAGATATATTTTCCTATTTTTCCTACTACAGAATGGTTTGTGACAAGAGCTAATATTCCTGGGTGTACATTGGGTCAGGCAGATCAATATACACCCTTTGTGGATATAGCAGTTGTTGGAGATAAAATGCAATATGATAATTTCAATTGCACTTTTATTGTTGATGAATCATTAAATAATTATATGGAAATGTATAACTGGGTAATGAATATAGGGTTTCCTTTTAGTGGCAAACAACAATTCAACAGAACAGATAGGCCCGACAATATGAATAGGAGTGCTAATTCTGACAAACGCAATCCTAAAGATGGAGTATATTATAAACTTAATGATAGAGATTTATATACGGATATAGTGCTAACTATTTTAAGTTCTAAAAATAATGCTGTGGCTGCGGTTCATATATATGAAGCGTTTCCTGTTAGTCTTGGTAGTGTGGAATATAGTCAAGCAGAAACAGATATTTCATATGCTATGTGTGATGTTTCATTTGCTTATACTTGGTTTGATATAAAAGCTACATAAGTTTTTACAAGTTGTATTTAGATAAATAAAAATGAGATGGTCAAGTTGAATAATAACGGTATTTTATCTTCTGACTAATTATAGAATCGAAGAAATATAGAAACCTACAGCAAGGACGATTCAACCGCTGGCCATCTCCCTTTAAGGGAATTATATAATGGATTTTGGTGAGTTACAACTTTTAGTTGATAAAGATTTAAAAATTGATGATACAGAATTAGATATGGAGTCTATTAGGACTCCTCAATTGCATAATAAGTATCTTAAATATTATACAAAATATTCACTTCAACTTAAAAAATTACAAGACGATAGTAAAATACTCTATCGTGATAAGTGGGAGTATTATACTGGAAAATCTCCAGCGGAAGTTTATGCGAATAAACCTTTTGATTTAAAAGTTCTCAAAGCAGATGTTGGTATCTATATAGATGCTGATGATGAGATGCAAGAACTTGGAAAGAAAATAGAGTATGTAAAAACTATAGTAAATTATTTAGAAAGAATATTGAGAGAGATTAACAATAGGAACTGGAATATCAAGAATACTATTGCTTGGAAACAGTTTTTGCACGGTGAATGAAGTAACAATTGAAAAATTTAACGAGGCCTATCTTAGAGTCCGGTGTGAGCCGTCGATTGGTAAAGAGCTATCAGAGTTTTTTACCTTTGAAGTTCCGAATGCACGATTTATGCCGTCGGTGCGAAATCGTATGTGGGATGGTCGTGTACGTTTATTCAGCCCTGCTACTGGTAAAATATATGCGGGACTATTACCGTATGTCCAAAGATTTCTCCAGGACCAAGGATATGGCGTTAAAGTTGAAGAGGTCTTCCGACCAAAAGAAGTAGATAAAAAACTGACCAGAAAGTTTGTTAATAGTATAAGTAAGTTTAGGGCAAGAGATTATCAAGTAGAAGCCATACATAATATTATTGAACGTGATAGAGGCGTTATACTTTCACCCACTGGGTCGGGTAAGTCTTTTATTATCTATGCTTTAATAAGATATTATCTGCTCAAAGAAACTAAAATTCTTTTAGTTGTACCTACCACATCATTAGTTGAACAGATGTATAAAGATTTCTCGGAGTATGGATGGTTTCCAGAAGAACATTGTCATAGGTTATATGCAGGTAAAGAAAAGGATTCTACAAAGGATGTAATTATATCTACATGGCAATCTATTTACAAGTTACCTAAGAGTTACTTTCATCAATTTGGTACAGTGTTCATAGACGAGGCACATTTAGCTAAAGCCAAATCCTTAACTGGTATAATGACCAAACTACATGAGTGTAAATATCGAATAGGTTTAACAGGCACTTTAGATGGTAAAGAGGTTCACCGTTTAGTTTTGGAAGGACTTTTTGGAGTATGTGACCAAGTAACTACTACGGCAGAGTTAGTAAAGAAAAAGGTTTTATCTAACTTAGAAATAAAATGTCTTGTATTAGAACACACCAAATCTAATAAAATTAAAAGAAACTATCAAGAAGAGATGGACTATCTAGTTTCTAGTGAGTCAAGAAATCTATTTCTTATTAATTTAATTTCTACCCTAGAAGGTAATTCTTTAGTATTGGCTCAGTATATAGAAAAACATTTGATACCTCTACACGAATTAGCGTCAACTATTGATAAACAAATTTATTTGGTATATGGTAGTACTCCAACAGATGAACGGGAAGAGATAAGGGGTTTGGTAGAAAACAGTAAAATTGATAGTGTTATTTTTGCGTCATATGGTACGTTTTCCACCGGAATTAACATCAAAAGACTGCATAATATTGTATTAGCAAGCCCCTATAAGTCACAAATCAGGGTTTTACAGTCAATTGGAAGGGGTCTAAGAGTATCAAAAGACAAGGAAATGCTAAAAATATTTGACATAAGCGACAATTTGGTGTATAATAATAAGGAAAACTACACACTTTTACACTTAAAGGAACGAGTTAGGTTGTATAACGAGCAGGACTTTCAATATGAGATAGTTCCGATAAAATTAAAAACATAAATAATAGTATATGGAAAAGATAGAAGAAAAGTCTCCTTATAAGATACTTAAAATGATAAACGGTGATGATGTTTTTTGTAAAGTATTAAAAGAATACGATGATGCCTTGTTGGTAGAGTTACCTATGTCGGTAATGAAACACCAAGTGCATCAAGATGAAGTGCATGTAGTAGAACATACAGGATTACATAGGTGGATTAATTATAGTAATGATTCCTCATATGTAATTTATAAGGATAGAATTCTATCCTTCGGTACCTTAGCTCCTGAAGTAATCTTTTATTATAAAATGTTTTGTAAAAGGATTAGACATGAAATCTCTGATAACGAAAGTAAATCAGAGGAAACTATGATGGAGCAAATGAAGGATAACCTATCCAAAGTAGCTAAGTATCTGGAAGATTCCCATAAGATTGATGTAGAGTATGAAGAAGATAATAATTCAGAAGTACAAATGAATATGTTGGGATCTAAACCTACATTACATTGAGCTGGTATTGGTTTTCCTCAAAGGTTGCTCTTTAAGTATACCATACTTTTCTATATTTGTCAACCCCTAGGAGGAAATAAGAATGACTGTTGAAGTCACAGCGTTTTTTGTCTCTGCTTTAATTACATTGAATGCAGCGACGGGGTTGAGCCCATTACAAGGCTGGACCCAATTTATAATGCCATTTCAGAATAAGGAACATTGCGAAGCATTTGCCGCAGGCAATACACTACCACTTATTATGCAACTACAAGGTACGATTGGAAATATGTTATCAGAGTTCCATGAATTCCGATGTATGACGGAACAAGAGAGTATTGATGCTAACATTGCATTAGGACATACTATACCGGAGAGACCCGATACTGGTAAGAAAATTTAATGATAAATTCCTTTATATTAGTTTTTTCTTTGCTGACTACAGCAGATATTCACGCAATGTCTGCTGTAGCTCCCTTTTCAACTATAGAAGAATGTAATGCCCACGCTGCTGAATTATTCCGGGGATGGTCTACATTGAGGGAAGATGAGGATAATAATTATCATCGCATGGACTCTACTATACACTATATGGAACTATATGATGGAGAGTGGGCGGCTTCGTGGTCATGTGTGCCAAATATACCAAGAGCTTTAGGGTTGCATAATATACCGAAATAAATAAAATGGATCTAGTATTTTTGTTGATAATGATATGTCTTGCGAATGATGAGGGCGTAACAAAATGTGAGAAGAATCTTATAGATCAGTTTGAGAATGTAGAACGATGTGTTCAAACAAAGGAAGTTATTCAATGGGAGTTAGCACCACATCTTAAATCAAATATAGGGGTAACCCTGTGGTGTAGCGTAAATAGAAATGAAATTATAAAATGAAATTGGCTCAGGAAACGATGAAAGTTCTTTGTATAGACACCGATATTAATATTAATAAATTATCCAAACAAGTTCTTACAAAGGAAGTAGAGATTATAAAAAAATATTCTCCATTAGGTGGTAATGGAGAATTTACAGATGGCCAGACTGGATTAGGAGAAAATTCTTTAACATCTAGATTTTTCCATTTTAATGTGTTAAACTGGTTGGGAACAAAATCATTAAGAAAATGGATTCGTAAAGGATATGAGGCCTACACTGGAATAAAAGGTACAACATTGTATGTACAGTGTTGGGCAAATGTAATGAGAAGGGGAGAACAAATACAATCCCATAAACATTGTAGTTATAATGATAGAATAATTACATCAGACCGACATCTGTGTGGACATTTAAATGTTCAGGTAGATGGTTTAACATCTACATATTATGGAGGTAATCCTATTTTAAATGAGAAAAAGACTATGGTTTTTTTCCCAAACAATGTTCTTCATTGGACGGATAGATGTGATAATGATAAGGAAAGGATTACAATAGCCTTTGATGTTTACAGTAAAGAATATTTTAAGTATGATATATTTGACTATGCTAAAAACCATTGGGTGAGAATATGAAAATAAAATTAACAGGTGATTTTGCATTAGGTGTAGGCAAAAAAGAAATAGATATAAGTGGATTTACTACTATAAAAGGATTGCTCAATGTATTAGATAATACTCATCCCAATCATGGTTGGGGTGATTGTAATATAGCAATTAATGGAACTATGTATTCTAATTCATGGTTGCAACCAATTACAGAAGGTGATGAAGTAGTTATCATGCCGCCTATTGAGGGAGGATAAGGTGAAAACATTAATTATTGATATAGATGGAACTTTAACGAAATATATGAGTGAGGGACATAGGGCGGTGATAGATAATGCTCATGAGTTGTTACCTGGTGTATTTCACAGAATGAAGAAGTGGGAGGCACAAGGACACAACATCATTCTTATTACTGGTCGTAGAGAGTCCGTAAGAGAAAGAACAGAATCAGAACTCCGCAGATTAGGCATACCCTTTGATATGTTACTTATGGGTATGGCAGACGAAGGCCGTATCCTGATAAACGATATAGGATCCATAGGAGACAAAGCCCATTCAGTAAACTTAGAAAGAGATGAGGGATGGAATTATGTTGATTGGGAAGAGGTGGGTCTTGACAACCTATAGGAATTGTGATATACTTATAGATGACTAAACATAAAAAGAGTCATTAATATGAAAAAATATATTTATTTAGCAGGACCCATCGCGGACTGCGATTACCAAGAAGCAAATGAATGGCGTGTATATTGCCAAGAAAAGTTTGAACCAGGCATTGTGGGTATATCTCCTTTGCGTTGTGAACCCTTAGAAAAGGGTAAACGATACTCGGCACCGGGCAGTGTTGTAAAGATGTGGTCTGACCCTAGAGCTATTGCTACAAAAAACTGGTTGGATACTGAGTCATCTGATTTAGTACTTGCTTATCTTCCTAAAGAACTTAGTGATAGACGTCCATCTATTGGAACTATTATTGAGATTGGTTGGGCAATTGGTTTGAGGAAACCACTTATCATTGTATCTGATGATAATTATTTAATGGATCATCCTCTTATCAAACACAATGCTTCTTGGCGTCTAAATAATCTTGATGAAGCTGTTGAAGTTATTTCTGGATTGTTTGGAGATTATATTTCACAAGTGGCCTAAAAGGTCCTTAGGATAATTCTTATGGCAAGAACAAAAAAAATACCAATACATTACGTTAATAATAAAGAGTTTTTAGCTGCAATAGTAGAACGACAAGATAAAATAAAAGAAATGGAAGCATCGGGAGATGAGCCACCCCAAATTACTAATTATTTGGGTGAGTGTATTCTAAAGATTGCGAATCACCTATCATATCGACCAAACTTTATTAACTATACCTATCGGGAAGAAATGATTTCCGATGGTATAGAAAATTGTTTGCAGTATATAGATAAATTTAATCCTGAAAAATCTACTAATCCATTTGCTTATTTTACTCAGATTATTTACTATGCGTTTATTCGTAGGATACAAAAAGAAAAAAAGCAACAAGCTATAAAAGAAAAGTTGCTTAAAGAATCTAATATAGAATCCCGTATTGTGTTACAACAACATGATGATGATGTTAAATATCAACAACAGTTTGCAGAAATGATAGATAAGTATACCTTTCATGCCGATGAAGAATGAAAGTAGCAATAATTACAGATACTCATTATGGGGGAAAAAATGATAATCTTTCCTTTGCAGAGTTCCAACGAAGATTCTACGACAGCACTTTTTTTCCAATATGTGAAAGGGAGGGAGTTACAGAAATATTGCATCTGGGTGATGTGTTTGATAGGCGGAAGTATTCTAACTACCATACTTTGGCATTAGCCAAGGAGATGTTCTTTGATCCCTGTTACAATAATAATTATCCTATTCATATGCTTGTTGGGAATCATGACTGCTATTTCAAGAACTCAAACGAGGTCAATTCGGTCAGTTTGGTTCTCAAAGAATACACTAACATTACGAGTTATGAAGATATTCCAAGAGTCGCCGATATTGGTGGCCTTGATGTTTTGTTTGTTCCTTGGATTGCTCCTGCACATCGTGTAGAGGCTATCCATGAGATACAAACTGCCAAGGCAGATTTTGTCATGGGACATTTAGAGGTTAATGGTAATGAAATAATGCCTAACCTTTATTGTGACCATGGATTAGAACGGGACATCTTCAAACGATATGAGCGTGTCTACTCTGGTCATTACCACCTACAACAAGACGATGGTCACATACGATATTTAGGTGCCCCTTATGAAATGAATTGGGGTGACTATGGTACTAAGAAAGGTTTCCATATTCTTGATACCGAAACAAGAGAGTTAGAGTTTTATCAGAACCCTAATAGACTATTTAAAAAGATATTTTATGATGACGGTCATAGTTGTGATGAGATGATGAATATGGATCTCTCAGAGTATGAGGGTAGTTATGTAAAAATATTCATTATACAGAAAAATGACTTCTATAACTTTGACCGATTTGTCCAAAAGTGTTATTCAGAAGGTAATTTTCTTGACCTCAAGATAGTAGAAGATTTTAGTGACCTCAATCCCAATGCTATAGCTGATGAGGAGTTAGAGGACATAGAAGATACTATGACGATGTTAGAGAAATATGTACACGAAATTGAAAGTGCGGCATTAGATAAAAATAAATTGAATAGATTGTTAAAGTCATTGTATGTTGAGGCTAGTGAAGTTGAATGATAATATTTAGAAAAGTGTCATGGCAAAACTTTTTATCTACAGGCAACACCCCCATTGAAGTAGAGTTGGATAAACATAATACCACCCTAGTCATAGGTGACAATGGTGCAGGTAAGTCTACCGTGTTGGATGCATTGACCTTTGGTCTGTTTGGCAAACCTTTTCGCAATATTAAAAAGGATCAATTAGTTAATTCGGTAAATGAAAAGAGTTGTTGTGTAGAAGTAAATTTTGATATTGGTACAAAGAAGTTTCATATTATACGCAGTATTAGACCCAATCGTTTTGAGATTTATGTTAATGGTAAAATGTTAAACCAAGATGCCAGTGTCCGAGATTATCAAAAACATTTAGAGACTAATATTCTTAAACTAAACTACCGTTCATTTACTCAGGTTGTTATACTTGGGTCATCATCGTTTGTTCCGTTTATGCAATTGACAGCTGCTGCTCGGAGAGAGGTGGTGGAGGAAATATTAGACATCAAGATATTTTCTTTGATGAATGTAATATTAAAACAACGTATTAAGGATAGCAAAGAACGACAACAAGAAATAACACACCAGTCTGATATGTTAAATACTAAAATATCTATGACTACTTCCCATATCACCAACATTAAAGAAAAGAGTAAAATGTCTGGTGATGTTTTGTTAAAAAAGATAGGGAAGAATAAAGAAGATATGGAGAAGTTAGACGAGGAGATAAACCGTTTACAGGGTTTGGTTGATTATTATGATACCGTCAGTGCACCAGAAAGGGAGAAGTTGCAGAATAACAAAGGTGAACTGATGCAGATGGAAACCAAGATACGGATGAAGACTCAAGGTTTTGAAAGAGACATCAAGTTTCTGGAAGAGAATGATGAATGTCATACTTGTCACCAACCATTGTCAGAACATTACAAAAAGGAACACATCGAAGGGTTAAGCAACCAGTTGATAGCTACAACTTGTGGTCTGACCAAATTGAATGAGGAACTAGGCAACAACGAAAGTCACCTCAAAGTCCTTGACAAGAGGCGACCTGTAAGAGATGAGTCGTATGTCGATGTGGCCAAACGCAAAACATCAATTGAAGCTATAAATCAATATAATAAAGATTTACTTAACCAGATAGAAGAACTCCGAGAGATAGATACAGAGTTGGTGGAAGATAAAACTAAACTGAAAATCTATGAAGAAGAACTTCAGATAGTAAAGAAAGAAAATGATAAGTTATTGGAGAATAATAATTATTTAACAATATCTAAACATTTGTTGCAAGATTCTGGAATCAAGACAAAAATTATCAAACGGTATCTTCCGGTGATGAACAAGTTGATTAATAGTTATCTGTCGGCACTAGAGTTTCAAGTTAAGTTTGAGCTTGATGAGCAGTTTAATGAAACTATTAAGTCTCGTTATCGTGATGTGTTTGGTTACGCCAACTTTAGTGAAGGTGAGAAGATGAGAATTGACTTGGCCTTATTGTTTACATGGAGACAGATAGCCAAGATGAAGAATAGTACCAACACCAACCTATTAATACTTGATGAGATATTTGATAGTAGTTTAGATGCTGCTGGTACGGATGAGTTTTTGAAAATCTTGAATACTCTAAGTCAGGAGAATGTTTTTATAATTTCTCACAAATCAGATTTGTCTGTAGATAAGTTTGATAATTTAATTAGGTTTGAAAAACGTCAACAGTTTACCCATTTAACCAGTTGACATTTTCAATAGTATATGATAGGATGGAAGTATGAAATTAGTAAAAGAAACAGATCCGATTCTCAAGAAGGTTTTACAACCGTTTGATTTTGAGAATCCTATTATGTCACCTCAAGAATTGGTTGCCGAGATGCAACGTATTCGTAAAGAGAGTGGTGGAGTTGGATTAGCTGCTAGTCAGATTGGTATAGATGCTAGGGTTATTGTGATAGGTATGGGTGGTTTTGAGACAGAGGGTGTTGAGGATTTTGAAAGAGCATATTTCAACCCTGTGGTAAAGTCCCTTATGCCAGATGAGATAAAAATGATAGAGGGTTGTTTAAGTTTTCCAGATTTATATATAGAGATAAAAAGAAAACAAAATTTAACTATATCATGGCACGATGTGAATGGCCTACCCTATGAGGAAAGTTTTGGTGGTATTACTTCCCGCATCATTCAACATGAATTAGACCATTTGGAAGGAATTGTTTTTACTCAACGAGCAGATAGATATCATTTAGAGAAGGGTAGAAAAGATAGAAAATTATCACAACGTAGGACGAAAAGACTTGCCAAGAAAATATAAAATATTAGATGTGTTAGCTGCTTCCTTTTCAAGGTATTTACCTTATAAGGAACCCGTCTTTGGTCAAATGGATGATAATGATTTTATTACTATTTTAAGTTGGCTTGAGGATTGGGAACCAGAGAAGGTTTATAAAGTAGCATATAAACATGCTAATTTGAAACCTTTGCAGGAATATGATGATTGGTGTGAAGTTAGCAAACCTTTTCCTCCCCCCATGAAAGCACAACTTAGAGAGGCCATCGAATTACACCAACGAAATGGTAATTTACATGCCCTTAGAACCTATGCCTGGTTTTATGAGTATTATCCTAAGGTTTTATGGATGGTTTTCATACTAGGAACCGCAGGATATTTTTATTTCTTTTAGGGGTTGACAACACCCTTAAAATGTGTTATACTTATAAATAGTGATAGAGAAGTCGAAAGATTCTCTGTTATATATTAACCTTGCAGAAATGGAGGTAACTTAAAATGGTTACAAGCAGAACAATAGCAAACATATTTGATCGGTCCGCCCTGGACCCCCACTTTGTAGGATTTGATAGTCTTTTTGACAGACTCAATTCCCACTATCAATTACACACAACGGCAAATTTTCCGCCCTATAACATCCGTAAGTTGGATGAGAATAGATGGCAGGTAGAAGTTGCGTTGGCTGGTTACGATAAGAAAGATATCGAAGTCAGGGTTATTGAAGGTACTTTGATGGTGTCAACTGTGAATAAAGATACTAAGGTGGATGATAGTGAGTTAGTGCATCGTGGTATTTCTAAACGGCAATTTACCAGAACCTGGTCAATGGCTGATGATTCAGTGGTGCAAAACGCCAAGATGGAAGATGGTATGCTTTATGTTGAAATAGAGCGCATCGTTCCTGAGGAAAAGAAACCCAAGATTATTGAAATCAAATAGGTTTTTTGATGGGGTGTCCTTCGGGGCACCCCTCTTTTATTATGAGAATTAGGGTGAATTACACAGATACTATCACAAAAATAATAGAACTTCGCAATGAACTTATTGCCGAGAGTGGTATAGATGCTCTTGATAACGATACTATAAGTTTAGGAGTTTTTGCACCTATTATTAAAAAGATTGATCCTGACTATAAACCAAACTTTGCTCGAAATGGCCATGATGGATTTACTATTCAAGATGATAAAGAAATTGGTGTAGAATCTAAAACATCAAAAGTCAAAAAATATAAAAGGAAGAAAGGATATCCAAAGGCAACTTTTGCTTTTCATGCAAAAGGTTTAATATCGTATGATAGGTATGCATTTTGTACATGGGATAAAAATACTCTACAGCCTTTGAGTATATATTATGTCAAAGATTCAAAAAATGTCACAGCTATCAATGATGAGTTAAAAATATTATCAGATGAGTGGTCTATACAACCAGCAACAGAGGCAGGATATGATGTAATTCGTATTGAGGAAATCATGTTGACTGATATGATTAAAACAACTAAAGACATTGACGGATGTAAGGTATATATTTTATGAGAGGTAGAAAGAAACAAGATAAAGAAGAACACGAATTTTATCCAACACCGATAGATGCAGTAGAACTTGCGAGACCTCTTTTAGATCAAAATAAAAAGTGGTGGGAACCTTGTGCTGGTGATGGAAGAATTTTAAAACATTTCGATAATGTTATTCTTGGTACAGATTTAAAACCTAGATCACCAGAAGTTCAAGGAAGTGATTTTATGACAATGGATAAACCAGAAAACATTGAAGGTATTATAACAAATCCACCCTTTACTCTTGGTTATGATTTGATTAAAAAATCATTATATGAATGGAAAATACCAGCATTGTTATTGTTGCGAGTAGAATATATTGCTGCAAAAGCTAGACAAGATGTTGTTAAACATATGACCGATATGCATATTGTTTCTGACTTAATAAAATTTGAAACTATCAATGGTAGAATAGTGAATGGAAATGGAACAGGTAGGTGTGCATGGATGTTGTTTGATCCAAATGAGACTCCAGAACATATAAGAATGAAATATGTATTGTATAAAAAGACTTATGAATAAAGTTACATCAGGTGTTGACTTTGGCAGATAATTATGTTATACTTATAGATATGAAATACAAATTTGATGAAGATAGGGCGTGCAAAGAGTTGACGGAGTATATCAACACAACTTACAATGCACATTACTCAACAGATAAGTACCAAGCAACAGATATGATTATTGATGCAGGCCACGGTGAAGGGTTCTGTATGGGTAACATTATGAAGTATGCCAAGAGATATGGCCGTAAGGGTGGAAAGAACCGTGCTGACCTTATGAAAATTTTACATTACGGTATTATTATGTTATATGTGGAGAGTTTGAATGATGAAATTGAGTAACGCAACGGTGGGTGTGCTGAAGAATTTTGCTGAGATTAATCAGAATATTTTGATTGAAGAAGGTAAACAGATTCGGACAATGTCCACAATGAAAAATATTTTGGCGTCGGCGGGTGTATCCGAGGAGTTCCCTAAGAATGTAGGTATCTATGATCTCAATGAGTTTCTTGGTGTTCTTAGTATGGCAAAGGATGCTGACATTACTTTTGAAGAGAACCAACTTGTTATGAAGTCTGGTCGAACCAAGATTACTTATATGTATTCTGATACGTCCATTTTGACGTTGCCGCCAGAAACATTCAATGAACCAGAAATTGATTTGAATTTTAATATCGATAAAGAACTGTTACAAAATATTTTGAAAGCTTCAGCAGTAATGCAGTTGCCTGATGTTGTTATGCACAACGGTAAAGTGACAGTAACTGACTTGAAAAATACAACATCTAATAATTTTTCTGTAGAACTTCCAGAGGATGTAGCTGAAAACGGTACTTGGAGAATGTTTAGATGTCACTTTAAAGCAGAGAACTTGAAGATGTTACCGGGTGATTATGCTGTTAGAGTTGCAACAGCAGCTAATGTTAGTCAGTGGGTTGGTGAAGAAGCATCATATTGGATTGCTATGGAAGCAACTAATGACTAACAGGTCGTTTGAACTACTTGCACACTTCAGTTGTGTGCATTGTAGTCAGTGGTGGTCTATCGCTAGTGAGATAGTGGATAGGGCACAAAACTATTTTAATCATAGGGACTTTTATTGTCCTTGGTGTGGTGAGGTGAATAAGCATGAAGCAGATACTGTGGGTGGAAAAGTATCGGCCAAGGAAGATACAAGATTGTATTCTTCCGCCGGCTATCAAAAAGAGCTTTTCTGAGTTCGTAACGAATAAAGAAATTCCTAATTTGTTATTGTCTGGTGGACCTGGCGTTGGTAAGACGACGGTTGCTAGGGCTTTGTGTGAGCAACTGGAAACAGATTACCTCATCATCAATGGTAGTGAAGAATCTGGCATAGATGTTCTTAGAAGTAAAATAAAAGGTTTTGCTTCTACTGTATCATTGACTGGTGGAACTAAAGTTGTGATATTAGATGAAGCAGATTACCTCAATCCTCAAAGTACGCAACCCGCTCTCCGTGGGTTCATTGAGGAATTTCATAACAACTGTAGATTTATATTTACAGCTAACTATAAAAATAGAATTATCGAACCATTACATTCTCGATGTTCAGTTATTGAATTCAAGATAAATGGCAGTCGTGATAAATTAGCTCACGAATTGCTTAATCGTTGTGGCAATATACTGAATGAGGAAAATATAAAATACGATAACAGGGTTGTAGCAGAACTTATTATGAAACACTTTCCGGATAACCGGCGAGTGTTGAATGAACTGCAGCGGTATAGTGCTGCGGGTGAAATAGACTCCGGAATTCTTGTCAATCTTTCAGATATTAATTTGAAAGAATTGACCCTCCACCTCAAGAATAAGGAGTTTACCAAGGTGCGTAAATGGGTAGTCGATAATATCGACAATGACCCTACGAAAATCTTTCGTAAAATTTACGACAACTTGTATTATACTATGGAACCGAGCACTATACCGTCTGCTATTATTTTAATTGGTCAGTATCAATATAAATCAGCATTTGTAGCTGACCAAGAGATTAATTTGTTGGCGTGTTTAACAGAAATTATGAGCCAATGTAGATTCAAATGAATGATGCTTGGAGTGATAGACTAAAGCAAGAATACGGTGAGTGGTTGGAGAAATACAATCACAACGTAGAGGCTCTTAGTGATGAGGAGATGAAAAATCTCCTAGAGGAAGAATTATTGTTTACTTCCGATATGTCCGTAGAAGAATATACCCTTTGGCAAAAATGGCATGAGATACAACGTAAATATCCAACTAAGGAAGTATCAACTCTTTTTGGTAAAGAAAAGGTATTGATTGAAGGTACCCACATTATAGACAAAGCTAAATCTATGATGTGGAAACCAAAATCTATTAATGATTATTTGAACTTGGAACCAGAGATGGTTCTTACAAATTATAATGATTGGTTAAAGGAACAGTTTACAACAGTAAGAACCTTTTGTCACACACAACGAAACAATAATAACATAGGTAGAAATATGTTTTACCTTGTTATGGATAAACTTACAGGTAAGTATCTTGGTGTGATTGTTATTACAGGAGATTTTCTTGACTTAGCACCCAGAGATAATTTTATAGGTTGGACCAGAGAACAGAGAAACGCAGGTAGATTGAAACATACTTGTATAGGCTCAACAATTTTACCAACCCAACCCCTAGGGTATAATTATGTAGGCGGTAAACTATTAGCATTATTGTGTTTGTCTGATGAAGTGCAGAACGAATGGAAAAGAAGATATGGTCAGACGTTGGTGGGTGTGACTACAACATCTTTATATGGTTCGTTTTCACAATACAATAATTTAAAATATTGGAATAAAAGAGGAAAGTCATCCGGTTCTATTGTATTTGAGCCAACAAGAGACACCTTATATAAAGTTAGAGATTGGGTCCATAAACGTGACCCTGTTAAATATTGGGAATGGTATTTTGCTTTAGACGATAGAGGTAATAAACTTAAACGTGACCACAAATTTAGAATGTTGAATTGGGTTTATTCTCAGTTGAAGATAAAAGATACAAAGACGATGCACCAACGTGGCATTTATTTTTCCCATCTTTATGAAAACTCATCAGAGTTTTTAAGAGAGGAAATATTAGAGACTAAATTAAGAAAACGATTTGACACCTCTACCGAACATTTGGTTAACCTTTGGAAAGATAAATATGCGAGTAAAAGAATTAAGTCTCTTATAGAAAGTAATAGAGTAAAAAAGGAAACTCTATTTTATGATGAATTGATTTACCTTAGCTGGGAAGATACTAAGAAAAAATATTTACCGGATGTGGGTCGGTGAGGTGGTTCAGAAAAGAGATGAATAAAACTTTTGCAGTTGGTACGGATAGAAACCATGAAGATTTATTGCCATGGTGGTATTATAATATTAAGAAATACAGTCCTAAACCACATATAACAATAGCAGATTTGGGAATGAGTCCGAGAATGAGAGAGTGGTCACAGGAACATAGTGATACTTTTTTGGAGTATGATATCAACGAAGGGCGTGCTTGGTTTTATAAACCCCAAGTTATGTTAGATGCTCCTTATGAATATGTATGTTGGGTAGATTCTGATTGTGAAGTTATGAAACCAATTGATGATGTTTTTAATTATCCTACTGATACACAGATTGCATTAAGTCTTGATATTATTAGAATGGGTGTGAATGAAGTTCCCCAAACAACTTCAACTCCTGTTTGGGCTACAGGGGTTAATTGTTCTAAAGGAAAGTCGGACATATTAAAGTATTGGGCATTTCGTTGTCAACATAGTACCAATAGAGGTGACCAAGAAGAATTGTTGCAAATGGTTAGAGAAGCTCCATCTTTAAATTCTCAAATAGTTCAATTGCCATTAATCTATCAATGGTTGAGAATATCTTTAGCTAATGGATATGATAATCCAAATAAAAAGATAGTGCATTGGACTGGACCTACTGGAAAAAACCATATTCGTAATAATTTAATGCCATGAAAACTATTTCTATATTAACTCCAACACGGGGTCGTCCTGGTAGATTAGGTGAATTTATTAAATCGGTCTATGAAACAGCTACTGATAGACAGAGAATTGAAATGTTGATGTATGTTGACAGTGATGATGAAGCAAAAAATGCTTATATGGATTATCTTTTGTTTTCACAGGAAGAATTTTCAGAATTTCTTAGAGTTCATATTATTTTTGGTGAACCTAAAAGTGTATCTAAGTCTTGGAATGATTTGTATGAAAGGTGTTTAGGTGATATTATTATAATGGGTAATGATGACCTGTTATATAGAACTCCAGGATGGGATAGAACTGTTGAACAGAATAGTGATAGTTATCCTGATGATATTTATTGTATGTGGATGAATGATGATATACATGGAGGAAATCATTGTGCCTTTCCTATTGTGAGTAAAAAGTGGTGTGATACCTTAGGTTATTTTACACCGGGCGTTTACAATTTTGGTTATAATGATACATGGATTTTTGAAGTTGCTCAGTTAGTTGGTAGAACTCAATGGCTTGAACATGTTCATGGTGAGCATATGCATTTTAGCGTAGGGAAGTCTGTTCAAGATAAAACTTATCTGGAAAATAGACAAGGTAAATTTCAAGGTGATGCGGCGATACATGAAAAGACTAGACAACAACGTGTGGCAGATGCTCAAAAATTAAAGGAAGTTATGAATGAGAGTTAAACAAATTAAATATGGTGACATCTGGCCTCTCAATCTTCCGTGGGAGGAAGATCCAGTTAGATCGGAACTCAATAGAGAATTTAGACACACTGCCGGCAGAGAAGTATTTACAAATGGTGGTGCTATTGTTTGTGTTGCATATTGTAGGGGTATTCCCAGCACGATAGCACATTTGGATACTATGACCGGATTAGACCACGCAATATTTTATACTGTGTGGAGTCGTCGCCCCGGTTCTGGTAGATTGTTAGTTATAGATACTTTAAATTATTTACAACTAACCAGAACGTGGATAAAAAGATTTGTTACACTGTCTCCTAAGACAGAGATGGCTCGTAAGTTTCATCTAAGTAACGGGGGAGTTTTGGTGAGGGAAAATGTAGACTCACTAAACTTTGAGTATGGTGGTGATAGAGTCAATTGAGAGGTTGATATGAAACAGAAAGGATTTACATTAATAGAGTTGATGATTGTGGTAGCAGTGATTGGAATCTTAGCAACAGTAGCAATTCCTTCTTATAGCAATTATACAGTTAAGGCTAAAATTTCAGAAGCATTTTCAGTTATAGGTCCTTGGAAGATGGAGATGATGGAATATTTCTTTATGAATGGAGAATTTCCTAAAAAAGGATGTAATTCTTGTATCGGTATGGGATCAGATGGTGATTGTGGAGCATCCTTACGAGCTGGTAAAAGTTGTTCCTTTGGAAAAAGTGGAATAGGAACCTATGTTCAAAATATTCATATTGGAGGTCGAGTTGAATTGAAGGAAGACCAAGATTTGATTATAACTTTCAATGACAATGCTGGTGCTGCTGCTGGTAAGCGGATAGCTTTACGAGCAGTTAATAGCGGCGGTGTAATTGCATGGGTATGTTCCTCTATGGCCTCTATGGATCCTTCTGCATTAGATTTAAAATACTTACCTTCAAGTTGTAATAAATATATATATTGCCCGGCCTGCGGATGAAAAATTTAATAGTCATATATAGAATTTTATACGGAACTGATTTTCTGGAACGATCCATTAGCAGTGTAAGAGAAGTAGCAGACCAGGTATGTGTTTATTTTTCTGATGAACCTTGGTCTAGGCCTCAGAATTTTATAAGAATAAATGATATAGAGGTAACTCCAAAACAGGTTATCCAAGATATGGATGACGATAAGGTACATGTAACATTTCAACATTATGATACTCCGAAAAATCAATTTAAATTGTTGGCAGAATTATCTATTAGACACCACGATATACATTATATGACTGTCTTTATGGAACCTGATATGGTGTGGGCGCCTGGTATGTTTAGAAAATTTATTGATGAGTTTGAATCACATCGCTCTCCTTATTTGTATGCCCCACAGATAGAATTATGGAAAAGTATGGATTGGAGAATACCGATGAGAAATAGATTTGGACCTGCCGCATATAAAGGAGAAATTCCTAACTTGGGATTCGGACAGTTTTCAGAACAAAGTGTAGAACCTGTTTTGTCTCAGACGGGTTGTTATAACTTTGGGTTCTGTCTTAATGAGAAGACAATGGAATATAAACATAAGGCAGCTTTAGATTTTTCTGCAAAGATAGGAGATTCGGTGCCAGCAGAAAATTGGTACTTTGATAAATGGTTACATTGGACACCACAGACAACAAATTTAGAACCTTCTAGGAATCATACTCATTTAATTCCTAGAGCAGAGGCATATGAAATGCCTAAAGAAATGCGAGACTACATGAATGCTAATACCACCTAAGTCGGCTGAAGAACACAAGTTTACCTCTACAGGTATCAAGTTTTGGAGACATCCAGAACAGATGAATAATTATAAGAATGGTAATCCCAATACAGTTATTTCTACCCACATATCACCAGAAGGTGCGTGTAATTTAACTTGTGCTTATTGTTCTGTTACCTATAGAGATACCCATTCTCGTATTGAGATGGATGTTATAAAAGATTATGTAACCAAACTCAAGACAAGAGGACTCAAGGCTGCCATTTTAACTGGTGGGGGAGAACCAACATCATATAAACATATTAATGAATTGATACGATGGCTTAAATCCCAAGACTTAAAGGTTGCATTGATAACTAATGGTACATTAACACGACGAATTAATCCAGACATATGGCCAATGTTGTCATGGGTCAGGGTATCTATTAATGTATTTCCTCATTGGGAAGTAAAGATTAACTTACCCACGGAACACTTTACAGGTGATACAGTCATTGGTTCTTCATTTTGTTATGATGAAGATTATGATTTAGAAACAATGAGAATGGTTTCTAAGATTGCAACCAGAATGAAAGCTAAATATATTAGACTGTTACCAAATTGTTTATTGCCTCAAGAAGAATTATTGAAACGCCATGACTTGGTAGAAAAATTAATAAAAGATTTGGATGACCCCAGGTTCTTTCATCAGTTTAAAATACATGGTGCACCAGATAGTGTTACTTGTCACCAATCTTATTTCAGACCCTATCTTTCAGAGGAGGTACACCATGAAACTGGGCAACCAGGTTCAGTATTTCCCTGTGATAGTGTAGTATTGAATGACCAGAATACAAAGTTTATGCAAAAGTATTCCTTGTGTGCTCCTGGTGATATACTTGATTATTTGGATAAGAAGATAGACCAGCAATTTTCTATTGCGGAACAGTGTACCGGGTGTGTTTTTACAGATAATGTGAATATGTTGAAAGGTTTTATTAATGGTGAGATAGATAAATTTAATGAGTTTAGCAGTCCGTTGATGCATGAGGAATTTGTATGATAGAGTTTGACCGTGAATATTATGAACAAGGTCCTATGACAGGTAAAAGTTTATATACTAATTATCGATGGTTGCCAGAATTAACTCTTCCATTGGCTCATCATATAGTTTTAGATTGTAACTTAGATAAACACCAGACGATTTGTGATTTTGGATGTGCAAAGGGATATTTGGTATATGCTTTACAATTATTAGGTTATGATTCTTACGGTGTTGATATTAGCGAATATGCTATATCAAAAGCACCTAAAGAAGTTAATGGTCATGTAACTTGTATTGAACCTTTGGCAGAGTTTGGTTTTTATGATTGGATTATCTGCAAAGATATTTTAGAACATATACCTTATGAAGATATTGATAGTCAATTGATGATGTTGCGGAACAGTTGTAAGAAGATGATGGTAATGGTTCCTTTGGGTGATGGTGAAAAATATTTTATTAAGGCTTATGAGAAAGATGTTACCCATGTTATTAGAGAAAATTTAGATTGGTGGATTAATCTATTTGAATCTGTTGGATTTAAGATAGCTAAAGCTAGTTATGAGATGGGTCCCTACAAAGAAAACTGGCAAATTCATCCTACTGGTAATGGTTTTTTTATGTTACAAATTTAAAATTGAGGAAATTTATTGTGGAGAGTTTAAAATGAGAGTAGGTTTTGTGGGCATAGGCAATTTAGGTAAAGATGCTGCTGAAGTTATGGCACAACATTATGATGTTGTTGGTTTTGATATCAGACAAGAGATAGATACTACTCTTAATATGACTAAAACTTTGGCAGAGGCTGTAGAAAATAAAGATATAGTTTTTGTGGCGGTGCCCACACCCCACCATAAAGATTATGATGGAAGATATCCTACTAGTCATCTAGAACCTAGAGATTTTGATTATACAGCAGTTAAGACAGTTGTTAGTTCTATTGATAAGTTGATAAATGATAAGACTCTTATAGTATTAATATCTACTGTCTTGCCTGGTACAGTAAGAAGGGAGATTGCTCCCCTAGTTAAGAATGGTCGTTTCATTTATAATCCCTATTTGATAGCTCAAGGTTCAGTTAAGTATGATATGATTTATCCGGAGATGATTATTATAGGAACAGAAGATGGTGGTGAAAGTAAAGATGCTAAGATGTTGAAATGGTTTTATAATAAATTTGTATTTAAAAGGACACGAATTGTAACTGGTACTTGGGAAGAGTCTGAGGGTATTAAGATATTCTATAATACATTTATTTCTACCAAGTTGGCATTAGTTAATATGATTGCTGATGTATCAGAAAGTATAGGAAATATGAATGTAGATGTTATTACTACTGCTCTCAAAGAATCTACAGATAGAATTATGGGACCCAAATATATGTCGGCTGGTTTAGGTGATGGTGGTGGTTGTCATCCTAGAGATAACATTGCTCTTAGATATTTGGCAAAAGAGTTAGATTTGGGTTATGATTTGTTTGAAGCTATTATGACTACTAGAGAAAAACAAGCTAAGAAAATGGCTGAAAAAATTATTAGTTTTAATAATGATGTATGTATTTTGGGTAAAGGATTTAAACCAGGAGTAGACCAAGAGGTAGGTTCTCCATCAATTTTATTGGGTAGTTTTATAGAACATAAAGCCTTTCATGTATATTGGGATGGTCATCCTGATGAGGTAACTTATCCATTAACCTATGTTATGCATCATCATGAACAATATTCTACTTATGATTTCAATCCCGGAAGTATTATCTTTGATCCATTTGGCAAAACTTACCATACGGAAGAGTTGACAAACAAGGGCATTTCGGTGTATAATTATGGAAGAGGTCCCACTTAGTGTATGATTTAAAAGATTATTTAAACTCCGTAAATTATAAAAAGAATAATTTGATGCCGGAGGATGGTGATGAGTTTTGGGAGAAAAAATATCCCACATTCATTGTTAATAAATGTTTGTCTGGGTTTGCTGATACAGTTTTGTTTGCTAATGAAATGAATGGGTTCCATCATATGGATAAGAAATTACAGTATGATTTTTATCTGCACGGATTGCCTAAGAAGAAACGATTTTCTCCATGGATGAAACCTTCTAAGGTACAAAATTTAGATTTAGTTAAAGAGTATTTTGGATATAGTAATGAGAAAGCTAGAATAGCACTTACTATTCTGAGTGAGGACCAATTAGTAATAATGAAAAGGGCATTGTCTAAAGGCGGAAAGAAATAAATATCTCCATAATCATGATCATAATGTGATAATAATGGAGATTAATCATGGAAGAATTGGAGTGGAATCCGGATTTGATGTTGGAAATCAAATTGGCAGAACCAGATGATTTCTTAAAGGTTAGAGAAACTTTATCCCGCATTGGTATAGCCTCCCGTAAAGAAAGAAAATTATACCAGTCGTGTCATATATTACATAAACAAGGTAGATATTTTTTAGTTCATTTTAAAGAGCTTTTTGCTCTAGATGGTAAACCCTCAAACATTAGTATTAATGATGTGCAACGTAGAAATACAATAGCTACTTTATTATCTGATTGGGGATTGGTGGAAATTATGGGGAACGCTGAGGATAAGGCACCTTTATCACAAATAAAGGTACTAACTTACAAAGAGAAAAATGAGTGGTTGTTAGAAACAAAATACAATATAGGAAATAAAAAAAAGGTTGTTTGAGAGAGAAATATATTATGGCAATAAAATTAGTTAGACTTAAAAGTGGTGAAGATTTGGTAGCTGATATTGATATCAATACCGATACAGTGACTTTGGAAAACCCAGCAATGATAATGCCTGTGGGTAATCCAGATCCTGGTGGACAAGTTCAAATGGGTTTCGGGCCGTGGGTTCCTTTTGCAAAGAGTAAGACTTTTGAAGTGCCAAGGGAACATGTTGTTTTTATTGCAGACCCTGCTGATGATATAGTAAATAATTATAGACAAATGTTTGGTTCTGGTATAGTAGTACCCGAAGTAAAAGTAAATACTAAACAAATCTTGACTGGATGATGGATATGTGATATACTATCCATATGTCTGAAAACTTTTACACAAATATAATTCTTAAAGGTGATACCCTTTATCTGCGTGCCATTAGTAATGGCAAACGGATTATGGAGAAGATAAAGTATAAACCTACTTTATTTGTTCCCACTAAGAAAAAAACAAAATATAAAACCTTGTCTGGTACGACAGTAGAACCGGTCAAGTTTAATAGCATTTATCAGGCTAGAGATTTCCTAAAGAACTATCAAGAACAGCCCGACTTGGTGTATGGCCAAGAGAGATTTCAGTATTGTTATATATCGGATAACTACCCAGGCATTATAGAATGGAATCAAGATAAGATTCTAACTCTATCTCTTGATATTGAGGTGGCAAGTGAGAATGGTTTCCCTGACCCCAACCTGGCAGAGGAAGAAGTCCTTGCCATTACTGTCAAGAACTATACCACTAAGAAGATTATGGTGTGGGGTATCTACGACTACAACAACACCCGTGATGATGTTGAATATGTGCATTGTGATGGTGAAGGGGAGTTGCTTAGGGAGTTTGTTTCTTTTATGGAAGCAGTTCAACCAGATGTTATCACGGGTTGGAATACCACCTTCTTTGATATTCCCTATCTCTGCCTTAGAATAAAAAAACTCTTTGGCAATAAGTTTATGCAAACTTTATCACCGTGGAAAGTGGTGACTGAAGAACATACTTCCACATTTGGAAGAGATGTAACACGATATAATATATGGGGTGTTTCTAATCTTGATTATCTGGACTTGTATAAAAAGTTTACATATACTGACCAAGAGTCATTCACATTAGACAACATAGCTTTCGTTGAGTTGGGTACTAAAAAGGATCCCAATCCCTATGATACATTCAAAGAATGGTATACTAAAGATTATCAATCGTTTATTGATTACAACATCAAGGATGTGGAACTGGTCGATGCATTAGAGAATCATCTGGGTATGATCCAGTTAATGTTTACGATGGCATATGAAGCTAAGATTAATTATAACGATGTTTATTCACAGAATCGTATGTGGGATGTTATCATCTTTAATTATCTTAAAGAGAAGAATAAAGTCATACCACAACGAATGAGGAATGATAAGACTGCGAAGTATGAAGGTGCTTATGTAAAAGATCCCCAAGTCGGTCAACACAATTGGGTGATGTCTTTTGATTTAAATAGTCTGTATCCTCATTTGATTATGCAGTATAATATTTCGGTAGAGACTTTGATAAAGGAAAGTTTCCCTCATAAAATTTCAGTTGATAAACTTTTAGATAAAGAAGTAGATACCAGTATGTTGCCCGAATTGGGATTGACTGTTACTCCCAACGGTGCTTGTTTCCGCACAGACATTAAAGGGTTTCTACCAGAGTTGATGGAGAAGTTCTACAATGACCGTGTGAAGTTTAAAAAGTATATGCTCGAAGCTAAACAACGATATGAGGATACGAAAGACGAAAAGTATTTAGCACAGATATCAACTTATCATAATATTCAAATGGCTCGTAAGATTGCTCTAAATAGTTCTTACGGCTCTATGGGTAATGAATATTTCCGTTATTATGATGAGAGATTAGCTACTGCTATAACAACTGCCGGTCAACTCAGTATTAGATGGATTGAAGGAAAAGTAAATGATTATATTAACAACATACTACAAACAAAAGGTGAAGACTATATTATTGCATCCGATACAGACTCTATATACGTTACCTTTGATAAAATTGTACGTCAAACTTTTGAAAACAGAAGTGACACATCTAGGGACACAATCACCAACTTCTTGGACACTATCGCTAAAGAAAAAATCCAACCGTTTATTGATGAATGTTATAGAGACCTTGCCTCGTATATAAATGCTTATGAAAATAAGATGGAGATGGACAGAGAAGTTATTGCTGACAAAGGAATTTGGACTGCCAAGAAACGATACATCTTAAATGTTATTGATAGTGAGGGTGTAAGATACGCCGAACCACAAATCAAGGTGATGGGTATCGAAGCTGTTAAGTCATCAACACCACACGCTTGTCGTGAGCGTATCCGTGATTCATTAAAAGTTATTGTAAATGAAGATGAGTTTAATGTGAATAAGTTTATACAAACTTTTCGTAAAGAATTTATGGCACTGCCTGTAGAGTTGATGGCCTTCCCCCGCTCAGTAAATGGTATTCGCAAGTGGGGTGATAAGTCCACAATATTCAAGAAAGGTACACCTATGCATATCAAGGGTGCCATCATCTACAATCATTTATTAAAGAAACATAAATTGACACATAAGTATCCGTTGATTATGGATGGTGAAAAGTTAAAATATGTATTACTTAAAACACCCAATGCATTGCAATCAAATGTCATTGCGTTTCTTGGTGAGTTGCCCAAAGAATTTGATTTACATAAACAGATAGATTTTGATAGACAGTTTGAGAAATCTTTTGTTGATCCCATTTCATTGATATTAGAATGTATCGACTGGCGAGTAGATAGAAGTTATGGTACACAAGTTACATTGGAGGCGTTGTTTGGATAATTTAATAAAGGAGTTTTTAATATGAGCAAAATAATTGATGAAGAACGAAGAGCAGAAAGTATAAGAGTATTGGGTTTTGATCCATTTGAACAGGAATACCAATCTCTACCTATAACGGATATAACACCAGCAATGGCGGCATATATTCTAAAATGGCACAATAATGATAATCGTAAGATTAAAGCTTCACAAGTAAATGCCATAGCTAATAGTATGAGAAATGATGGTTGGTTAAAAGATGGTGGACATCTTACCTTTAATAAGGAAGGTAACATTACGGAGTTTCAACATCGTCTTGAAGCTATTATAAAAGAAGGTGTTACTGTTGTGGCACCTGTTGTTCTTGGTGTTGAACCAGAGTGTTTTACTAAAACCGCTTCACCGAAACCTCGCCGTCCAGAAGATGAAATCCAGAGGAAATATCCCGATGCAAAGGACAGTGAAATTACTGTTGTTAGGGAAATCCAAAAGCGCCGCCAAGCAACTAAACTTGATATGCAAAATGCAATTGAATTATGGGAACAGTGGCACAAGGTTGTTCAAGCAGGCGATAAACTAATTGATGGATTTTTTGACAGGGTTGATGCATTTAGTCACTATCGAAGGAATTTTGCTGCATGGGCATCGTTGATGCATTGGCATGGTCAGGATAATATTGTAACATGGTTTTTAGACATGTTAGAGAATCAAGTCTTGGATGATGAAGGCACACGTTTAACTAAAGACTTTATGAAGATGAGTCAACATACATTTGGTATGACAAATACAGGCCGTGCAGATTTTGTATATTTTATGTTATGTGTGTGTTCAGACCGAATGAAGAAATCTCCTGATGGTAGGATACAACTCAGCAAAGGAGTTAATGTGCTTAATCACGAAGACCTTAAACATAATGGAACTTATAGAGATTTCTTATTAAATGTTGATAATATTCAGGAAACCCCGTGACATATAAACCCTACACTATGCAAGACGTACATGATGCATCTGCACAAGAGAAGTTCAAAGTCATCTCCACCTTTGCGGGTGGGGGTGGTTCTTCTACTGGTTATAGATTAGCTGGCGGGAAGGTTCTTGTCATCAATGAGTTTGTTGAAGAAGCACAAAAGACTTATGCAGAAAATTATCCTGAGACAGTTATTCTTCCAGGTGATATTAAAGAATTGACAGGTAAGAATTTCTTAGATGCAGCTGGTGTTGATGAAGGTGAGATTGATATATTAGATGGATCACCACCCTGTTCAGCATTTTCTGTTGCAGGGAAATTATCTCACAATGTGCGTGAAGAAGAACGTGTTGACCTGTTTGGTAATGTGACTGTAGAGAAGGTTGCTGGTAAACATTCTGATGGTTGGGGTCAGACCAAAAACTATTCTGATGGTAAAATGGTTGAGAACATTGAAGACCTATTCTTTGAATTTCTGCGTGTTGCAAAAGACATCAAACCAAAAGTCATTGTTGCAGAAAATGTCAAGGGGTTGACGATAGGAGAAGCCAAAGAATATTTTAATAAGATACTCAATGAATTTGGTAATATAGGATATCAAGTATGTGCTCAAGTTTTGGACAGTAGATACTTTGGTGTATCTCAAACAAGAAGTAGGGTTATCTTTATTGGTGTGCGTCACGATGTAATGGCTAAGTTGGGATTAAATTTTATGACTATATCTCAAATATTTCCTCAACCAGATGCAGATGTTATTCCTGTTAAGGATGTAATGATTGATTTAGTTTATGATACAGAAGAAGTGAAGTACCTTACAGAGAAATTTACCAACACAGCATACTGGAAATATACTGGTAGTAAAATGCCTATTGATCCCGATAAGGTTCTTACAGGAGCAGATTACCATCCTAAAGGGCATCACTTCAATCTTAAAAGGGTATCACAATATCAACCCTCTCCTACGATTACGGCTATGGGCTCAGCAGATACAACAGCTGGTGCATTTCATTGGATTGAGCCAAGGAAGTTGACTTTGGGAGAATTAAAGCGTATAATGAGTTTACCGGATGATTTTAAATTGACAGGTAAATGGAATCAAAAAGCAGAACGATGCGGCAGAATGGTTCCACCGAGAATGATGGAGCGTATTGCCTCGGCAATTTATACTAATGTATTGGAGAAATATAATGGCTGACTTTACCTTTGCTCATAGGCAAGAAGGTTTTGATGAACACATTGATTGGAGTATCAGGGGTTATAGTAATTTATTGGATGATGTTGTAAGTCTCTCACGATATTTTGTTGAGGGAGATACTAATGTATTAGACATTGGTTGTTCTACGGGTAAACTTACCGCACGTATTTTGGAACATAACTATGGGGCTTGTCCTGATGCTAAGTATGTAGGGGTAGAAGTGGCCGAAGGTTTCTTTGGTAATCTTGAAGACAGAAAGTTGGAGTTGGATGAGAAATATTCTGACACCTCTGTTGATTTTATTTACGATGATATCCGTAATTATGAATTTGAGAATTGTTCTCTAATAACGTCCCTTTTTACCTTACAGTTTATGCCTTATTCTTGTAGGGAAGAGGTCATTCATAATATATATTATGGTCTTAACTGGGGTGGTGCATTTATTTTTGGTGAAAAGATTGATACATCACACAGTCGTATAGAGAATATGTTACGCACCACTTATTACGAATTTAAAAATAAGTCTTTTGATTATGAGGATATTATGCAGAAAGAATTGACCTTAAAGAATATGCTTAAACCCAATTCATGGGATGAGATTGAAAATATGTTAAATAATGCTGGTTTTAAAGCAGTGCAAAGCTTCTGGCAGAACCATTTGTTTATAGGCGCAATAGCAATTAAATAAAAACGATTGACATTATTAGATAAATGTGATAGGATGGTATAGATGAGGATCGTTTGTGCTCGCTTGAGAAGTAATGTGACCTATACTGGTCCACTAGAAACTGTCTTGGATAGTTTCTTTGAACTGTATGTGAGATGGATGAAAGACAATTCACAACATAACTATGATACATATAATTTAAGTTTTGATAAAAGACAACGGCCACAACGCAACGCTGAGGTGTTCAAAGATGCTGATGTAGTAGTGATCCCTTCCGATAGTGAGTTTAGATACCACGGCGAAGTACAGCTAGATCCACGAGACTTGGAGACATCTAATAACTATATTGAAGAAATTAAACCACATATGGAAGGCAAACATATTATTATGTGGCGTTCAGATAGAGGTGATACAGAAGAATTATATAGAGAGAAAACATTTAATGGTGTTACTCTCGGTGATTTCAACACAATAGATGAGATAGATTTTCCTGCTAACATACACGGCATGAAGTATCATTTTATACAGACATTGAAAAACCCATTGGCTCAAATGTTGCCAATTAGAAAGGATAAAGATTTTGCTTATTGGGGTAGAATGAAAGATGGTGATGACCGAGGTAAAATTATTAAAGGGGTGTACAGAGATAAAGATATTACTCAAGTATTGATTGGGGGATTTCCTTCAGGCGTTAAGCGAGATGCTAAGTGGATAAAAGAATGGAAAGTATTGTACCCTATGATAGAACGAGCCAAGTGTACTCTATGTTTTAATTGGCGAGACCCGACAGCAACAACATCAAGGTATCCGGAAGCATTATCTGTAGGTTTAATACCCTTTGTATGGCAAGACTATGATAAGAACAATACCTATAACATAGAATCTTGGCAACGTGTAGATAGTTTTGAGAAATTGAAAACTAGAATATTAATGTTGCGTTATCGTGAAGCTTGGGAAAGCAAACTTGATCTGTGTAGACAAAATTATAAAGAGATACTTCCTACACAACAGGAGTATTATGAGATGTTCACAAAGAGGATGAATAAATATGTTAGCGAGGGAGAAAAGTAGATGTCAAATTTCTTAAAGAATGTAATTAGGGAAACAGGTAATGAATATGCTGCGATTGTTAGTGATGGTCTTAGTGCTGCTGATGTTAGCGGCTATGTGGATACCGGTAGTTTTATTTTCAATGCTCTATGTAGTGGCTCTATCCATGGCGGTCTACCTGCGAATAAAATTACAGCCATCGCCGGAGAGTCCGCAACAGGCAAAACTTTTTTCTTGCTCGGGGTTTGTCAGTCGTTCTTGGAGAAGAATGTAGATGGTAATGTAGTATTCTTTGAGTCAGAGTCCGCTATCACAAAAGATATGATAGAGTCACGGGGTATCGATTCATCACGAATGCTTATACTGCCAATTACTACCGTACAGGAGTTCCGTTATCAAGCTCTACAAGTGCTTGAAGCGTATGAAGCAGACGAATCTAGAACGCCTCTAATATTGTGTCTTGATAGTCTGGGTATGTTATCAACTACCAAAGAGATAGAAGACACAGAAGCAGGTAAAGAAACAAGAGACATGACCAGGTCACAAATAGTCAAGGCAACCTTTAGGGTATTGACCTTGAAACTGGGCAAGTTAGGTGTACCGTTACTTATTACAAACCACACTTATGATGTTATTGGGTCAATGTTCCCACAGAAAGAAATGGGTGGTGGTAGCGGACTCAAGTATGCAGCATCAACTATCATCTACCTTTCTAAGAAGAAAGATAAAGATGGAACAGATATCGTTGGCAACATAGTACATTGTAAAACATACAAATCAAGACTAACAAAAGAGAACCAGATGGTTGATGTTCGGTTGTCTTACACTAAGGGTCTAGATAGATACTATGGGTTATTGGAACTTGGAGAAAAACATGGTATTTTCTCCAAAGTTTCCACAAGATATGAAATGCCGGATGGTGGTAAAGTGTTTGGCAAACAGATACTAGCTGAACCAGAGAAGTATTTCACAGAAGAAGTTATGGCCAAGTTAGATCAAGCTGCTAAGATAGAGTTTTCTTATGGATAAG